CATATATTTATTTATGGTCTTTATAAATAATTCTATACCTTATTATAGAAAAATCTAATGATAGGAAAGTATAAACTAGATTTGCTATTAAATATAGTTAATGGCTTTAATAAAAATAGATTCAGTAGCAGTCTCCGATAGAGATAATAACGCCTTAAAAGAAAATTACCTTTATAAAGATTTATTTTTAGATATAGATAATAGAGTTTCTTATAATAATCAATTAAATCGAACGGAAGAACTAAAGGATGTTTTGGGTTTATTTGATATAGAGGCTGTAAAAACCAGTATAGCTAATGCGCTTTTAACTTCACCCGGGGAGAAGATTTTAAATCCAGAGTTTGGTGTAGATTTAAGGAGATTTATTTTCGAACCGATTGATGAGGATACTGCAGAGGATATTCAAGATGATATTGAAGATAATCTACCCAAGTGGGAGCCTAGAATTAGTTTAGAGAATGTCTTTGTAGAAGCTGATGAAGAACAGCAAGAATATAAAATAACACTTCAAATTAATGTACCGTCGCTAGATGTATACGGGCTATCACTTAGATCAGTATTAAATAGTAACGGATATAACTTCTTATAAAAATGGCTAACAAAAATAACGAATTTTTAGATTTTAATTTACCACAGGATGCGTATGCAGCTTTTGATGCGGTAAGTTTAAAAAGTTTTATTATTGATCGATTAAATGAAAATGAAAAGTTTACTGATCAAAATTTTGAGGGTAGTAATCTAGCGGCTATTATTGATATAATCGCCTATTCCTACCACATACTACTATTTTATTTAAACAACACAGCTGCTGAGTCGACCTTTGATCAAGCTACTCTTTACGAAAATATGAATAAAATCGTAAAGACTATAGGATATAAGCCCACTGGTAAAAAAACTTCTTTAGCTTCTATAAACGCTACTGCTGATAGCAGTTTAGCTGCTGGTAATTATACTATAAGAAGAAATTCCTTTTTTCTGGTAGATGATATTTCGTATGTGTTTAATAAGGATTATAGTTTTACTGTTGCTGAAGCTAAGACACAAAAACTTCCGGTATTAGATAATAATGTTGTATTATACCAAGGTACAGTAAGCGAGTACCCTGATTATACCGCGCAGGGCGAAAAATTTGAAACTTTACCTATAGTAGTAGATAATATTTTAGATAGTAACGATAGGAGATTTATAGCAGATGATTCTTTATCTGTTTATGTTAAAGAGGCCGGTAGTGGTACGTATTACGAATATAAAGAGACAGAAAGTCTTTATATTAAAGATAGTAATACCAGGGTTTATGAAAAGCGATTAAACGAAAATGGTCACTTTGTTATAAAGTTTGGTGATGGTATATCTGGTAAAAAGCTAAGCAAGGGTGATACTGTGTCAGTAAATTATATTTTATCTGACGGGTTAAGGGGGACTATAAGTAAGAATGCTATTAATGGAAATAAGCTGTTTTCGTATGACAGTTCACGGTGGAGACAAATATTTGACGATACATATACCAACAAAGACACGACTACTTATATTTCTGCTACAAATAATTCATTACTGACTTTTAGTAATCCTTCACCTTCATCGCCTTTAACAGACGAAGAAACAGTTGAAGAAATAAAAGCAAATGCTCCTAGAATATTCAGCGCCCAACAAAGATTAGTTTCTATAATAGACTATGAAGCTTTTATTAAAAAGAATTTTAGCAATACTCTAATTGATAGTCATGTAGTTAACAATACAGCATATATAAATGAATATATTCAATATTTTTATGACATCTGTGTAGATCCAGATAAATCTAACAGAGTTTTAATTAACCAGATAAACTTTGCAGATAGCTGTGATTTTAATAATGTAAATATTTTTACGGTCCCGAGATTTAAGATAATCAAAGACGGTGACTATCCGCCATTTTTAAGTACTGCTCTTAAAAACTTTCTCGTTGATACTACTATAGAAAGAAAAGCTCTTAGTCATGAAGTCGTCCCACGAGATCCTATTTATATGGCTTTTGATTTAGGATTTTCTAATCAAGCTGAAATAGTACCTGAGATTTCTGCAGAAACTAAATTTAGAATAGTTAGAGAAGCCAGTAATAAAATTAATAAAGAAGTTTTAAAATCATTAGTATTATCAGTTATTTTAAAATTCTTCGACCCTAATAATAATTTATTAGGAACAAAAGTTAGTCTTTCAAATTTAGTTTCTGAGATTTTAAGCATAGAAGGGGTTAAACGGGTAGAAACCAAAAATGTAAAAGAGAGTGTATCGTTTAGTGGAATTTCGTTTGTTTCATATAACCCTCTATACCCGGACGCGGATATAAGCCTAGTTAATCAAGATTTAACTTTACCGTTTTTTAAGTTTCCGTTTTTAATTAATCCTAATTCTTTAGCTAATAAGTTAGAAGTAATAGATGAGTAATATTGATACAACTTATGCTTTATTTAAGGTACTAGATTATAAGAAAGAAAATGTTTTATCTTCTTACAATCTTTCTATTACACCGTTAACGTTTACAGCAGATATACCTGCAGGATGTGGTATTAGGGTAGCTTTAAATGATACCACTGCTACTTTTGATCTTGGTGATGGTACTTTGGTTAACTCTACCACAGCTATTCACACCTATGAATTACCTGGTACATATAAGGTAAGAATGATATTAAGAGATTGTCAAAATAAAAATATTCTTGGCTCCTATTCTACCGATGTTAATATTTATAATTACATAGACGACACATTTACGGTAGATATTACCGGGGATACGTTCCCCCTTTCTGCAGGTGAGTTTTCTAAAACAGTAGATATTACTAATAAGAGTCCTTTTTTTCAAGGAAATAATGATATATTTTATAGTGTCTCAGGAACAGGGTTACCTAATTATTTTGATTTTACCCCTTATAAATTTAATCATCTAAAAAGATATCATTCATTTTATGAAAGGAAATATATTGATACCTTAAGTGCGTACGAATTTAATGAAATATCTAAATTTAGTCTAAGTTCAAATAATATCTATGTAAAGCTTTCTGGTACCGAAATTATAAATAGTAATAGTACAGAAGAAGGTAGTGTTTTAGCCGGGTTATCTGGGAAGAATATTTATTTTTTTAATACAGATTCTGCTACTGACAGTCCTATATTAATAAATCTATTTAAGGATAGGAAAAAGATATTTAGTAGAAATAAGGAGGGCAGTTATTCTCTTAATGATTATAATAATAATTTATATATAACATTAACTGCGGATGTTGGTGTAACTAACTTATCGGCAAATTTATCTAGTACAAACGTAACTTCTAATGGATTAGACAGTGAAGGTTTTGAAGAGGCTACTATTTTTGGAATAAGCCCGGTACAATTTAAAGGAGTTAGAATACCGTTTTTAGTAAAGCCCAAGAGTATTACAAACTTTACTGTAAAGGATTTATCTGCCGTAGGTACACCTGATTTTACTCTAACAGACGAAGATGATGTTGCTATTAATACTAGCTACTATACTATTGAAAGTTTATCAAGCTCTATAGAGGGTGTAGATACTAAGTTCTGGTATTACGGAGGACTAACTTTTAATGATTCGCTTTCTACCCAAGTTAATACGTTGAAGTTCTCGGTAAGTAGTTTATATACGAACGGTACAAATACTTTCTCATTAACCACATCTGCGGCAACGTTAACTACTTTCCCTGATGATTACTATAGGCTAGCTAAGCAGAATGAAAACGTTGATTATACCGCTATATTTAAAAGTTTAAGGTTTCAAGAAATATTATTAGATAAAAATATCTTATTTGACGATTTTATTGGTTCAATTTTTGGTGATTTGAGTAGCTCTTATTCTTCTTTAGGAAAAACTCTAAACTCTAAAATTTATAATTTTGTAGATAATAAGATTAATATAGATTCTTGTGATGTAAGAAGTTTAATAGCATTAGGTGAAATGTTAGATCAACCTGCTAATATATTTGATCCTACATTACTACAGTTTCCAGCTAATGTATCTAGATTTGTATCGTTATTTTCTACAGCATTTAGCGATCTTAAAGGTGCAAAAAATCAATTTAGCAAAAACTTTAATGATAGAGGGTTTTCAGCTAAAACTGTTTACGGTAAAAATTTAGGTGATAAGCTTACAACTTTAACCTATGTAATTACAGCAGGGACAGATATTGTAGCTAGGGAAAAATTCAGTAATACGTATACTCTTTTAAACTCGTATCAACCTTTAAGCGCGGTTAGTTTTTTAAATGGTACAACTACTGAATATAGTTTAAGTGAATATACTGACACGTGGGGGTGGCCTATAATATTACCTGCCGGTGCTGTTAATATAGCTTCTCTAAATACTTTCTACGATTTTTATGACTACACGGCTGGTATTGAGGGGTCATATACCGACGGACTAGTAAACTTTAATGACCCTATAACTAACGCAGGTTCCTTTAGTTATGATACCCCGTTAAGCGCCTTTATTGATGATGATAATATTGAAGATATAATATTTCGAAATTCTTTATTTAGTAGTCTATCTTTATTCGACATATAAATATATTTAATGGAAAATATTCGTAAAGGGTTTCCGCAAGTACCTCAATCTGTTACTAATCCTAATGTGAAGGGTGACTTTGCGTTGGATAGAAACGAGGCTTTATCTTTTATTGAATTCATAAAAGTAATAAAAGAAACTTTTGAGCCAAGTACTTTACAAGATTTTTATACTTATTATTTAAACGAATGGAATAATAGGAATAATAACAAGTCTAAAAGTAATAGAGAGTTAATCATTGATCAATATAGGTCTTTCTTAAAGGAGCTTTCTTTGGTTTATAGTAACGAAACGGAAAAAAAATTCTTATCTGTAATCGATTTTGGAAATCCGGATGATCTTGCTATAGCGATTTCCTTTTTTAGTAAAAAATTAAGAGAAATAACTTCTTATTATAGAGATAAGCGAAAGGATTTATCGGTATCTATTACCAAAAATCAAACAAAGGGTAGTAATTTTAACCTCAAGAAAAGAGCTACTGAAGTAATAATAAACTTTTTAGAAAATAGAGAGGACAGTAAGATTGCTTACGATGTTGAATCTATAAGAAAGAATATTAATGTAAATCTTACTGAATATTTTGATAGTTATACCTCTTACTTTAATCAAAAGCCAAATGTTGAAGAGTTTGGGAAACATTTTAAAAGCTACGACCCGGCTAAGCTGCCTTCTGACAATATATTTCTACAGGGCGATAAAATTTTGGTTCAAGAAGTCTTTTACGGGTTTACAGCAGAATTAAAGGCTATACTCCAAGCAAGTGAATTATTTGAAAGTAAAAGAACATTAAC